AGTACAGACGCTGCTGGGAAAAAGAACGCTCGCAAGAAGACTAAGCCGAAGCCTGCGGCAGCGAAACCCGTAACTCGCCCATCTACATGGGGACTAACTGATGCTGAGAAAAAGAGCGTAGTTGACGGGAGCAACCGCAGCTACCGCGACGAACACGCTTCCAGAGACCGTCAGGGAGAGTCTCTCCGCAGCCGCACCGGCGTAAAAGAGAGGCTAGATTCTGGGAACCAAAATCCCCGTTTAAGCCATGTTGAAAGACGAATCACCTCAACCTCGAAGATGCAGGCAAAGATAAAGCGCATGTTGGCTGATGCAAAGAGGAAGGAAGCTTGGGAGGATAAGAAGAAGAGTAAGAAGAAGAGTAAGAAGTAGAGACCCTCATTATAGGTCATGCCGTACACCCCACACGAACATCAGCTAAAACTCCATAAGTCCAAAGCTAAAATCAAGTGGAATCAAACAGGCAGACGCGGGGGTAAGACCCGCTCAGCCCTTGAGGAAGACCTTGCGGTCATCGAATCGCTGTCTCACAAATATGTTGAATTCCCCGGTCAAGGAAAACAAACTGCCGAAGTTGCTCGACTCGTTCCTGCTATACACGTTTGGACAGTTGCCCCTACTAAAGCGCAGATGTATCAAGTTTGGAACGAGATGCAGGCATTCATTCCCGAACACTTGGTCTCCAAAACCAATCCGTACCGAGATAATAAACTCGGAGGTGGTCGTGGCAGCGGGTTCAAGGAAGATGCACTGCATGTGTGGCTCACGTTCAAGGATAGAAATGGGCGATGGCTCCGTGGAAGAGATGGCAAGCAACGCCCTAGACCGGTTGTATTCTGGGAACTCAAATCGGCAGACAACCCAGAGTCACTCCAGTCAGTCGGACTAGACTTCCTGCACGTTACCGAAGCACAGGAAATAGCAGAAATTGGGTGGAACAAACTACGCCCCACACTCTCTTCTCCCGGTCGAGCAGGACGCGCTCTCATTGAAGGAATACCGCCCGTATCCCCAAGCCACTGGTTCGCTCGTAACTTCAAACGAGCCAAAGCGTCCCCTAACAGTCGAAGAGAATCATTCTCATGGACAGCCTTCGACAACCCACTTCTAACTGAAGACCAGAAAGAAGAAATCAGGGAAGATAAAGAAACCATGATGGAAGACGACTGGAACCGCCTGTACATGGCAATCCAGCCTGAAGGGGTAGGAGCCTTCTTCCGAAAGGTCGATGTCGCATCTAGGGGACAGGAACTCTACGCACCCAAAAGCGGCGAAGAGTATGTAGCGGGATTAGACTTAGGCCGCAGCAATGACGCTACGGTTTTAATAGTAAAAAATCGTAAGACTCGTGAGTCGGTATCAGCAACAGAACTACTGAAAACCGACTGGACGATTCAGATGGAGACAGTCCGCAGTGAAGCCCGAAGGTGGAAACTCAAACAAATTGTCATGGACTCGACAGGACTGGGAGGCCAATTCGCTCGTGACATCATGTACAACGAAATGCTGGCTGAGGGAATTCCAGTCATCGCCTTCAACTTCACACCGGTGGCAAAATACCACGACTTGTACCTGCCTTATCGAATTGCCCTTGAACATGAAGAAGTTAGTTTCCCTGCCGACTGGTCAAAGCTAAGTTCGCAACTCATGGACACTACCCACAAAGAAACAGCCAATCGTGGGCATGTCTTCGGAACTTCCTCTGGAGCGCATGATGACTGGGCAGATGCTGAAGTTCTGGCATTGTACGGATGCGACCCTGTAGAGTATTCTCTGAGTACACGCCCCGTTAAAAATTCTGGAGGAATGGAGCCTTTGAGGCCAAATTACACTTCGGGCAAGTCTAAAAAATTAGACTTCATTGGGCTTACACGCTCTGCTCGCCATTCCGCTTACAACGATGAGATAGACCGAATTTTAGAATCAGAAAAAGTAAAGTAAGTAAAAATGGTTTCCCCATCAACTACGCAGCCGACTCGTGGAAATGTCGAAGATACTATTCAGCTAGAGCGAGCAAATCCTCAAGCGGAACCAAAACTCACGGAGCAGTGGATTGAGGGAATGGTCTCTGAAGGGCGTACTCGTTTCGGTAAGTTCTGGAAGAAGTGCCGAACTATTGATGAGTTCATTCGTGGTGAATTCGACTTCCCGACCACAGAAAATGGGTCAATGATTAGGCTTGGGACTGCACACTCAGTCGTAAAGACCCTGACCGACCACATCACACCCCCGTTCGTAGATATAACAGTCCCGCCACCCGGTGCGAGAGGACAGGCACGAGCAGAAAAGATTGAGAAGTTCCTTCGTGGCTCCAATCACCGGCTCGAACAAGAAACCCCCACCAGACGGACAGTAAACTTCCATCAGGCTTCTTATGGCATAGCATGGGAGAAAACTGAGTTCATCGGTAACCGTTGGTCTAACTTCCCAGAACCACCAGATGATTCTGGGGACGTGGAGCGGTATAAGAAAGAACTGCAAGGGGCTATGGATAAAAGGTCTGCGGAATGGCCTATTACGACAAAAGCCGTAAATCCTCAGCAGATGATCTGGGACTCAAATAATGGTCATGACCCTCGCTGGGTTATCCACTTCTTCGATATCGCCAACGAATGGATACACGCTCACTTCCCCGGATGGGAAGGCGCAAATAGCGGTCGCTCAGAATTCATTGAAGTATGGACGCACTCGCAAGTTGCATACATGGCAGAGCGTAAATGGGTTATGGAGCCGCGAAACCACGGTTACAAGATCAGGCCGTGGACTATGTATTGGCCTCAGACCGGTTTAGATACCGTAGGCAATAAACCTGAAGACCTCTACTGGGGCATCCTTGACGGAAATATAGAGATGATTCGGGCTGAATCCCAGCTTGCATCTCAATACATCGACATAGTTACTACCTCTACTCACCCAGTCACTAACTTCATCGGGCCTCCCGGAATGGCTGATGAGACAATGAATAACTACGACGACGCTCCGGGGGCAAAGAATGTAATTACACCTAACGTAAGCGTCGAAGTGCCAAGAGTCCCAGAGCCACCCCAGACCATCAACATAGCTAGGTCTATTGTTTCTGAAGGCATCGAGTCCAACACTGCACCATCGGTAACTCGTGGTCAGCGACCCACAGGAGCATCTTCCGGGTATGAGACTGCCGTACTGTCCGGTATTGGCAGGCTCAACTTTGCTGCTTGGCTAGATGCTTCTAACCGTGGATTGCAACACCGCAATGAGATCGTGTTGAACATTATTGAGCATGTAGTTCAAGACAGGGTTACTGTTTGGGGACAGACTGAAGCAGGCTCTATAAATGCTTCAATATCTCCAAAAGACATTAACGGTCACCATGTAAACTTCGTGCAACTCAACCCGACTGCTCCAGAAGAACGTGAGAGGCTTCTCAATATCTGGTCTCAGCGATGGAGAGAGGGATTTGTTGACCACGATACCGCCCTACGAGAAGCCGGTGTGTCCAACGCACTCGAAGTCCAGAGTAAACTCCTTGCCGAGAACTTCCTCAAGAGCGAAAACATTCAGGGAATTCTTCAGGGTATTGCAGCACAACGTATCCCACTTCTGGAAGGCTTGATAGAGTCAACTGGTGTTGGGGCAAGTGAAGCCGACCAATTAGCGGCAAGTGTTCTTGATACTCAAGGTGCTAATCAACTCCAGAACGCTGGTAATTTCTCACCCGGTAACCAAGCAGGTACTCGACCTCAAACATCCGGAACTGGTATGCCTACAACAACTAGGCCTGTGGTTCCGGGGTCTTTGGGTGAAGCTGATCTCACAGCGCGCCAGATAAGCAGTCCTGCAAGGTCAGGTAATCAGCGCGTTCCAACATCAAGTCTCCCGGCAGGAAGATAATGGCTAAAAAAGAAAATGTACTCATAGAGGGTGCATTCAATCAATTCGATGAACGAGTAAAAAGAATGCTGGATAGCGTGCCTAAGCAGCTTCAGGCTCCAGTTCTGAACCCGCCCGGAGGCAAGAAGGCTGTAATAAAACCTCTTCCTCTCAATCCAACAGGGGGCATATAAATGCCGTACACGTTTTTTATCCCGAAAGAACACCGGCGGGCGACAGGTGGTGAGGTACAAATCACCGTACCGGATCAGTACCATGGTGATGCGTCGAAGAAGATGTCTGACCAATTTGGATTCCCACTTGACACGGTTGAAGGTTGGTCGGCAAGTGCCACCGCACAGGGGACACCGATTGACGTTGTGATACAAAAACTCCAACCAAGCACAAATTTTCTAGGACAGACACTAGGTAATGTCGTTGGGCCTATTGCAAAAGGAGTAGGAAAAGGTGCCGGAGCATTAGGAAGGGCGCACCTTGAAATGCTTGGTTTTTCTGATTTTGCAGATAGTATGGATCGTCCGAACTATTATCCACAGTACCCCGGCACACCTACTGTACATGCAGTCAACCCGAGTCGGAATCATGGACGGTATCCCATTCCGGGGCAGAATATAGACCAAACATTTGATGTATCAGGGAATTTCGGGAATTTTAACGAACAGACTGAAGGGCAGAAGCGGCAGGCAGAGGCGCGGAGAAAATGGTTGCAGAAAAATCAGATTCTTCTAGAGCCTAGTGATGCATCAGGGAATTTGGGGGATTTTGATGTATCAGGGGATTTTGGAAATTTAAATGACGTGGATGTGCCGCGGGGCTACGATGGTGAAGACGGCAGCTTTTTGTACAATCAGGCGAACAACGCCATTACATCTACCGTATTACCCCTCCGCAATATGGCCCTGCCATATTACGGAGGGTCAGGCGAGGATTTCACTCCTGACGGCACCGCTTCGTGGAACACTGACACACGCCTCAGCAAAAAGAAAAGCCCAAATGAGATCGCTAGAGAAGCAGCGGCTTTAGCAAATCAAGGTGGGACCGTCCC